ATAGTAAGAACTATATAATGAGCGAATTATCAAACTTTTTAGTAGAAACAATATTGGGAGAGGCGGCTAAGATAGACAAAGTAGTTGTTGTCTATTCGGGCCGCTTTCAACCATTTCATAAGGGACACTACGCAACTTATGATAATTTAGTACGCAAATTCGGTAAGGATAGTGTATATATCGGAACTTCTAATGTTACCGATTCAAAGAAATCTCCATTTAATTTTAAAGAAAAGAAAGTAATAATGACAACGATGTTTGGTATCCCATCAAACAAAATAGTCAGTATTAAAAATCCTTATGCACCTGAAGAAATTCTAAACAAATACGATGAAGATACAACTGGTTTAATAGTTGTAGTTGGTGAGAAAGATGAAAATCGTTTAAGTGGTAAATATTTCACACCATATAAAGGAAAGGTAACTCAACCATATTTAGATAGAGGATATGTGTACGCATCCCCATCAGCATCAAACCCAATTAGTGGTACTGATGTTCGTTATTGGTTAAGTGCTGGAAGCGCTGCCGATAGAAAGAAAAACTTTACAAAAGCATATCCTAAATTTGATGAACAAATATTCAAATTAATTACCCTTAAGTTAAAGAGTTTAAAAGAATGTATTAATGAGGAAATTAAAATAAATGTAAAAATTGGAGATACTATTCTAATGGGTAGATTTAAAAATAAAAAAGTAGTTGTAAAAACAATAGGAACTGATGATTGGGGAATGCCAACAATAAATGGTAAGAAGGTAGCAACATTTAGAATTCCTAAAAAAGAAGAATTGAAAGAAGCCGCATCTAATGCAGGATTTAGTGGAACTGCTGAACCGGATACCTCATTTGTTGCGGATAGAAACAAACGAATATTAAACAAAGAAAAACCTGAAGGTTGGTATAAGCAAGGTGGATACACTCAATTAGACAAACCTAAAGCGGATAATATGAGAGGGGTTGGTAAATCAAAAGATACTGAAACTCAATTTAGAAAATCGTATTACAAAATAAATAATGTAGAAAAAAGCACATTAAACCCAGCAGATGACCCACATAAAGTTGAAGATTGGAAAGAAGTAAAACCTAAAAAAGCAGTAAAAAAACCTAAAAGATTTTGGGAACTTCCTGAAAATCAAAAAGATACAATAATTTCAAAAGAAGATATTAAAGAAATAGTTGAAGATTTTGATAACCTATTAGATGAGATGGGATTTCCCGGTGGAGCTGGTGTTGGATTAAGTTTGCCAGGTGGATATATCAATGGGGCACCTGATACTAAAGATGTTAAGAAATTAAAATCTAAATTAGATGGTGATGATGAATATGAAGAAGTTGATGAAGTTACAAATTCTAAAAATCATAAAGCAGAAACAGATGCTGAACATAATTTTTTACATCACCATAAAACTTCTACATATGCGCCTGACTATGGACATGGAGCCGAGTTGGATACAATAGATTTTGATGATGATAGAAAAATTAAACCAGGCCACCAAACAAATACTAAAGATACACAAAATAAAGGATATGAGCCTGTTAAAGAAATAAATGATAAAATTCCTGGTGGTTTGGCAAATGGTAAAACTTTAATTGATTTGGCTAATAAGTGGGATTCTAAAGGATATTATGACCCAAAACAATTTGCAGAAGAATATATCAAACCTCAATTGGTAAAAGGTATTAAAGTTGAAATGGAGCATACATCTGATATTAGATATGCAACTGAAATAGCTATGGACCATTTATGGGAAGATTTAAAATACTATGATAAGTTAGCTAAAATTGAAACCCCAATAAAAGAATCAATATTATTAGAAGGTGGGGCTTATGGACATATGGCACATCCATTTGATATTGAAATGGGTTTAACATTTGGTGACCTTAAACAAATAGTAGTAAGAGCCCTTAATGGTGATTTGGAATTAGCAAGAGAAAAAACTGATGGGCAGGCATTAGCAATTAGTTGGGTAAATGGTAGATTGGTTGCAGCTCGTAACAAATCTCACTTAAAAGATAAAGGAGTTGGTGCTATGACAATAGGACAAGTAGCAGATAAGTTTGCCGGTAGAGGTGGATTAACTGATGCTTACAACTTCGCTATGCAAGATTTATCCAAAGCAATTGCAGCATTATCCGAACCTCAACGTAAGAAGGTTTTTAAGGATGGTAGTTCGTTTATGAATTTGGAAGTAATATATCCAACGTCTGTAAACGTAATCCCTTACAATCAACCCCTATTAGTATTTCATGGTACTTTTGATTATGATATGGCTGGTACTATAATTGGACAAAATCAAGACGCAGCAAAAGTATTAGGTGGAATGATTAAGCAAGTAAATGCACATGTTCAATCTAAATATACAATCCAGGGACCTCCAATGCAAACACTTCCTAAAACCGAGCATCTTTCTAAATTACAAGGAAAATATTTGGGAATGATTTCTAAACTACAATCTGAATTTGGGTTAGCTGACTCGGATGGTGTAGCAGATTATCATCAGGCATGGTGGACAAATTTTGTAGAAAAGGGAGCAAAGAAATTGGATGCACAGCAAAAAATAGGATTAATTAAAAGATGGGCTTTTTTAGATAAAAGTTTTCGTATAGGGGATATAAAGGATGATAAGATACGAGCTTGGGCCGAACAAACGGATAAACAAGACCAACAAAAAATATCAAAACAAAACTTAATGAGATTTGAGGAAATATTTTTAGGTGTTGGTGCAGATGTATTATCATTTATGACATCAGTATTAACTGCAAATCCTGCAGAAGCTACTAAACAAATGAAAGCAAAATTACAAAGTACAATATCTCAAGTAAAAGCAAGTGGTGACCCTAAAAAGATTGCAAAACTTAAATTAGAATTAAGTAGGATGCAAGCTTTAGGTGGATTTGATAAAATCGTACCAAATGAGGGATTGGTATTCGTATATGGGGGAAACACTTATAAACTAACAGGTGCATTCGCACCGCTTAATCAGATTTTAGGCATATTTTTTGATTCTTAATCGTTTTTTTGATTTTGATATACTTATATATACAAATATATCGTATATAGTATGGCAAAGGAATTCAATAAAAAGTTTATGCATCCAACTCGTAGAAAGTTGGTTGATATGGTAATGCATGGTGCTGAATATGAAAAGGAATCATTTATTTCATTTTCTGGAGCAGATAAAAAAAAGATAAAAAGAGAAGTTGGTGATAAGTGGACTGATGAAGATGGTAAGTCTTGGGAGCAATTGGAAGCTGGTAAAGTTCAAACATCTGAATTGGGTGATACTATGGCTGAGGTTAGAGCTTACCTAGACAAGTTAAATACTTGTAAATCTGAAACCTGCAAAACAATAAAAGTAGGTAGAGTTGACAAAAAATTAATATCTAAAACTGGATATTGTTTACATTGTCTTGCATTACGAGAAGCTCAAATAAAATATGATGGATTGTGGGAAGCATATGAAGATTATAAAATGTATTCTAATATGATTGCACATGGTAAAGATGTAATTTCACAATTCCAACAAGCATATAATGATGCAAAACAAACTTATGAAGTAGTTCAAGAAGATGGTAAAATTGAAACTTGGAGTATGGAAAGGGATGTTAATGAATTAAAAGCAGAAATAATGACAGATATTATTAATTTTGAAAAAGAAATAGAAGAAGTTACTAAATTAAGAAATGAGGCTTACGATAAATTAAAAGATAAAAATTACGATTTAGTAAGACCTCTTAAAGATTAATATGAGTACTGGTATAACACAAAAGAAATCCTTAAAAGAGATTATTGCAGAAGAATATAAAAAGTGTGCGGTAGACCCTATTCACTTTATGAAGAAGTATTGTATGATTCAGCACCCTGTAAGAGGTAAGATACCATTTCAATTATTCCCATTTCAGGAAAAAACTTTAACTCAATTTAAAGATAATAGATTCAATGTAGTCTTAAAATCAAGACAAACTGGTATCTCAACACTTTGTGCTGGGTTTTCACTTTGGAAAATGATATTCAATACGGATTTTAACGTGTTGGTAATCGCAACAAAGCAAGAAGTTGCAAAGAACTTAGTAACTAAGGTTAGAGTGATGCATGAATTACTTCCAAGTTGGCTTAAAGGTGGGTCAATGGAAGATAACAAGCTTTCCCTTCGTTTACAAAATGGTTCTCAAATTAAGGCTATTGCTAGTTCTCCTGATGCAGGACGTTCTGAAGCATTATCACTTCTTATATTTGATGAAGCAGCTTTCATTGATGATATTGATGAGATTTGGGTATCGGCTCAATCTACGCTTTCAACGGGTGGGGCTTGTATTGCACTATCTACGCCAAATGGTGTGGGTAATTGGTTTCACCAAACTTGGTTAGGCGCAGAAGAAAGTACAAATCCATTTAATACAATCAGATTACATTGGACAGTTCATCCTGAAAGAGACCAAAAATGGAGAGATGAGCAAGAGAAGCTATTGGGTACAAAGAAAGCAGCACAAGAATGTGATTGTGATTTTATATCTTCTGGTGAAACTGTAATTGAACCTGAATTATTAATGTTCTATAAAGAAACATATGTAATACCACCAATTGAGAAAGGTGGGTTTGATGGAAATCTTTGGAAATGGGAGCATGCAGATTATTCTAAATCATATATGGTAGTGGCCGATGTGGCTAGAGGAGATGGTGCCGATTATTCTACTTGTCATGTAATTGATATTGTGAATTCCGTACAGGTTGCAGAATATAGAGGTAAGGTAGACACTAAAGATTTTGGAAACTTTTTAGTAGCACTTTCAACAGAATATAATGATGCATTACTTGTAATAGAGAACGCAAATATTGGTTGGGCAACAATTCAGCAAGTAATTGATAGAGGATATAAAAACTTATTCTATATGAGTAAGGATTTAAAATACATTGATATACAACATCAAATGACAAATAGATATAGAAGTGAAGAAAAGGGATTAGTAGCTGGGTTTTCAACAACTTCTAAGACTAGACCTTTAATCATATCTAAATTAACTGATTACTTTAGAGAGAAATCAATTATAATTCGTTCATCTCGTTTAATAGATGAATTATTTACGTTTATTTATATGAATGGTAGAGCTGAAGCAATGAAAGGTTATAACGATGACTTAGTTATGGCTATATCAATTGGATTATGGGTTAGAGATACCGCACTTCGTTTAAGACAAGAAGGTATTGATTTAACCAAACAAGCGGTAAGTGGTATCACATCAAACACATCTCAAGGGATTTATGGTGGTAATGATACAATGAATGATAACCCTTGGAAAATGAGAGTTGGGGATGATTTTGAGGATTTATCCCAATGGTTGTAGTGTTTTGATATTTTACGATATTTATGTTATATAATGTCAAAATAGAAAACTGATAAAATAAATTATGGCAGAACAAGAATTAGATGACAGTAAAAGTTTTTTTGGTAGACTAAAGAAATTATTTTCAACAAATGCTATTGTTACCGTTGATAAAGACGGTAAGCGTAGAGTTGTTGATACGGATGAAAAGCAAATGAGTACAAATTTTGTAAATCTTAGAGATAGATATACAAAATTACAAAGGTCATATTACGAAACCAATCAGGGTGCACAATCAATGGCATACCATCAGGTTCGTAGAGAATTATTTAGAGATTATGATGCTATGGATAATGACCCAATTATAGCATCTGCATTAGATATCTATTCGGATGAATCCACAACAAAGAATGAATATGGTGATATATTAGCAATCAAATCATCAAACGAAAATGTAAGTGCAATACTACATAACTTATTTTATGATATTATAAACATAGAATTTAACCTTTGGCCTTGGACTAGAAACCTTGTAAAATACGGAGATTTCTTTTTAGCATTAGAAATGGTAGAAGGTAAGGGTATTATTAATGTAACTCCATACTCTGTATATAATACGGAAAGATTGGAAGGTACTGACCCAATGAACCAAAACTATGTTAAGTTTAAAGTTGAATTAGATAGATTTGGTAAAAAGGAATATGAGAACTATGAAATAGCTCACTTCCGTTTATTATCAGATACAAACTTCCTTCCATATGGTAAAGCTATGATTGAAAATGGCCGTAGAGTTTGGAAACAATTACAATTAATGGAAGATGCGATGTTAATTCATCGTATTATGAGAGCTCCTGAAAAAAGAATATTCAAAATTGATATTGGTAATATTAATC